TATGTGTTTCACACCCGAAGACGGATGTATCGGTTCGTGTTTGGGCCGGATACGGTGAAGGACAGGGTGTCGGAATGCGAATGACGGACATACAAAAATCGGCGAGAATTATATACAAAAATCGATCGGAATTATATATGAACACAAGACTGCTAAGACCCGGGGCGTGCTACTGGTACACGGGCCGAGGGCGCCGAGAGATGGTACGCTACCGCTATAAGGAGTTGGACAGGTATCTCTTCGACTCGGACGAGGGGCAGTCGGTCCGTCTGACGGCCGACCGGGTGGAACGATACCTCCAAGGAGCGTAGAGGCGCCTGCTAAAAACAAAGAGCGACTTAGACAATGGAAATACTGAACATGTTTTTGGGCGCGCTGCGCATGACCAGCGCGGGGATGTGGCTACGGTTCGGGTGCCTCGGGATGCTGCTCTCGTGCAGCCCGGCGGAGGGGGCGGAATCGGTCACAGACATTGCCTTTTATCTGGCTCTGGCCGCGACCGTGGGCTGGATCTGGTGGCGTGACCGGGAACGAATGCGGCGAATAGCTGACCACCTGGGCGAGGACTGATTGTTGATTTGTTCAATGTCTAAACAACCAAACAACCTCCCGAAATGAGCCTCAGATTTGACCAAAAATCGATTGGAAGCCCAAAATGAGCCTCAGATTTGACCAAAAACCGATTGGAAGCCCGAAACGAGCCTCGGATTTGACCAAAAATCGATTTGAAGCCCGAAATGAGCCTCGGATTTGACCAAAAACCGATTTGAAGCCCAAAATGAGCCTCAGATTTGACCAAAAATCGATTTGAAGCCCGAAACGAGCCTCGGATTTGACCAAAAATCGATTGGAAGCCCAAAATGAGCCTCGGATTTGACCAAAAACCGATTTGAAGCCCGCGGCGAGGGTCATTGGAGAGCTGTTGCAAGGTTGAGTTGCCTACTCGTTGAACGGTTGAGCCGCTTGTCAACTGGGAGGACGCCTAAACACCCCCAACAGCTAAACACCCCCAACAGCTAAACACCTAAACAGTAACACAACCATCCCCCGATAAACAACGATGTACCAAACCATAGATGGACACCTCTGCCTGAGCGTCGCCGACTGGATCGAAGCCGGCCTCACCCGCAGCCAATTTTACAACGATTCTAAGCGCGGCGATCTCACGATCTACCGCCGGAGCCTGCACGACCGCACGCTGATCGACGCGTGGTCGATCCGTCGGCCGGAGCGCATCGCCGCCATCGAGCGGGCGTTCGGGCGGCGGGAGGAGCAGGGCAAGGCGCCGCGCGCTACGGGGCCGGAGATAGACGCCGAGGCCGCCGCCTTCTTCCGCGACTACACCTACGGAGAGGCCCAGGCGCATCTGCCCGAAGACACCATCACGCGATACACGAACAACGCCACCATCGTGCGCCACCTGCTCAGCCGACTCGAGGTGATCCGCGCGCACCGCAACATCCCAATGGGTGAGTTTTGGCGAGACTCCGTGGCCTACGCCGCCGAGCAGCAGACGAAGGGTCTGCCGAACTCACTGCCGATGAGCGAACGCGGCTTCCGCCGGCTCGTCATGCGCTTCAAGGAGGAGGGCTACGCCGCCTTCGTATCGAAGAACTACGGCAACGACACCGCCCTGCGCCTCGAGGAGGAGGCCAGAGAATGGCTCATCGCCCGCTACGCCACACCCGTCGACCGCCTGACGGTGAAGCAGCTCTTCGAGGCGTATAACCGCGTGGCCCGGGAGCGCGGGTGGAAGCCCGTCCGCTCGGAGAACACCATCCGGCGCCTCTTGGATCGGCCCGAGGTACGCCCCCTGTGGTACGGCCTTCGCCACGGCGAGCTGAAGGCCAAGGAGCTCTTCACCCGCCACCACAAGACGGCCCTGCCGGAGGTGCGCGACGCCATCTGGTACGGCGACGGTACGCGCCTGAACTATTACTACCGCGACTCGGAGGGACGAGTGGCCACCTGCTGCGTGTATGAGGTGATGGACGCCTACAGCGAGGTCTTGCTGGGCTACCACATCAGCCCACGGGAGGACGTGGAGGCGCAATTTTTCGCCTACAAGATGGCCCTCCAGACAGCAGGCCGCAAGCCATACGAGATCCGCTTCGACAACCAAGGCGGACACGGCAAACTGAAGCACAGCGACTTCTTCCGCTGCATGGCCCGCATGGCTATCCCCACGCAGCCCTACAACGGTAAGTCGAAAACGATCGAGAGCGTCTTCGGCCGCTTCCAACAGGACTACCTGCACCGCGACTGGTTCTTCACCGGTCAGAACGTGACGGCCCGGAAGGACGAGAGCCACGCCAACCGTGAGTTCATCCTTGCCAACCGGCGCGACCTGCCCTCACTCGAGGAGATCCGGCAGCTCTACGCCCGGCGTCGCCAGGAGTGGAACGAGGCGCCGCACCCGGCCACAGGTCGGCCGCGGATCGACATGTACCGCGAGTCCCAGAACCCCGAATCGACGGCTGTCACGGCGCTCGACATGCTCCTGATCTTCGGCCAGCGGGACGAGGAGCACTCCTCAAAATACACCGCCTCGGGGCTGAAGAAGACGATCGACGGACAGCGCTACACGTGGGAGGTGCTCACCCCGGAAGGCCTGCCCGACGGGGAGTTCCTCCGGGGCAACGTCGGCCGCGACTTCTTCGTGGGCTACGACCCGGAGGACATGACCACCGTGGCGCTCTACACACGAGACTCGCAGGGGCAGCTGCGGTTCGTCACCTTCGCCCGGAAGTACATCGAGGTCAGCCGCGCTCGTCAGGAGCAGACGGCCGAGGAGCGCAGCTTCATCAGCCGGATGAACTTGGCCAACAAGGTGGCCCGGGCGAACATGCAGGAGGCCACCGAAGAGCTCCTCGAGCGGCAGGGTATGCATCCCGGCATGTATGGCCTTCGGATGCCCCAGCTGCGCGGCGTGGAGCGTGCCGCAAAGGAGGCGGCTTACAGGCAGCGACAAGAGCAGCCTGAAAAGAAGAAGCCGGCGAAGGCAAAGGCAAAGCAGAAAGAACAACCCGAGGACATTGGTGCCGTACTGAAGAAGGAAACCATGCTGGTACCGGCCTTGGAGGACGATTACAACTACTTGAACGAACTGTAGGGAACGGAAAAACGAAAAGTGAAAAACGAAAAGTCCTGCCGGCAGGAGGAGGCCCCCCTACATGTATCCGGCGTTTTTAGATGTTAGATTTTAGTTTTTAGTTGAGCATAACATGATCACGAACGAAGAGAAAGAGATGATCCGGGTGCGACTCGGGGAGTATTGCGAGATGAAAGGCAGCCAAAAGCGGGCGGCCACCTCGTTAGTGGGGGTCAGCCCCGCCACGGTGACGCAGATCGTGACCGGCAAGTGGGAGCTGATCAATGAGAAGATGTGGCGCAGCATAGCGGCACAGATCGGAGTGAAACAAACCAGATGGAACATAGTGGAAACAAGGAACTACAGGGCGCTGTCGGACATCTTCGCTGACGCGCAGGAGAATGCCCTCGTGCTGGCCGTATGCGGCGAGGCAGGGACAGGCAAATCGCTGACGGCTGCGCATTACGGAGCGGAAAACCCGAACGTCTACGTGCTGGCCTGCTCGGAATACTGGAACCGCAAGACCTTCCTCCGGGAGCTGCTCCGGGTGATGGGTAAGAACCCCGCGGGAGATACGGTGGGCGACATGGTGGACGACGTGGTCATGGCGCTCAAGCGGCGCGAGAACCCGCTGATCATCCTCGACGAGGCCGACAAGCTGAGCGACCAGGTGATGTTTTTCTTCATCACCTTCTACAACAAGTTAGAGGACTATTGCGGCATCGTGCTGATGGCCACGGACTACTTGGAGAAGAAGGTGCGCCGCGGCCTGCGCCTGAACAAGAAGGGCTACAAGGAGATCTACTCCCGCATCGGTCGGCGCTTCGTGGCCATGCCGGGGCTGAGCGCGACGGACATCTCGGACGTCTGCCGGGCCAATGGCGTAGAAGGGTTGCGCGAGATTGAGACCGTGAAGAAGGACTGCGAAGGCGACCTGAGGCGCGTCAAGCGCAAGTGCCATGCCTTGAACCGCATGCGCCGGCAGGCCGAAGAACGGAAGGAGGAGACGGCCGAATGAAGCTGAAGCGGTCATACGGCGCGCGTGAGCTGGCACGCATGGCAGATCCGGAAGGAGTGAGCCTCGGTGCGGAACTGGATGAAGCCATCGGAAAGGCAGAGATCGCTGGCGGAGCGTGGTTCATCTACGGCCCCTCGAAGAACGGCAAGACCTCGATGGCTATGATTCTGGCCAAGGCGCTGGCCAAGCATCGCAAAGTGGCTTACGATAGCGTGGAGGAGGGTATCAACAAGTCGCTCCGCATGGCTGTAGAGCGCCACGGACTGGTAGAGGCAGGTCACAACTTCGTCCTACTCAATCGGGAGTTCTTTGAGGATCTGGTGTACCGTCTCAAGCATAGCCGCACGGTGCGGGTGGTCTTCATTGACTCGGTGCAGTTCATGGATCTGAAGTACTCGGAATACCGTCGGCTCAGGCTTGATTTTCCCCGCACGCTTTTCGTCTTTATCAGCCACGTAAAGAACAACCGGGGCACCAGTCCGGACGGCAGTGTAGCCACGAAAATCATGCGAGACTCGGACGTGATCTTCTCTGTGCGAGGTTTTAAGGCCTTCGTCACAAGCCGCTTCGGAGGCAATGGAGAGTTCGTGATCTCGGAAGAGATGGCCGCGAAGTTTTACTTAGAATGATCAATCACAACCAATCAAAAACGAAGTATGGAAACAACATTCATGGAAAGAGAGAAGAAGCGCTTGGTGAAGCGCTTTCACACCCTGCTGGGTAAGGCTGGCATCGACGATGACGGCAAGCGCACGATCCTCTCGGCCTACGGCGTGGAGAGCTCTTTAGACTTGGACTGCCGCGGCCTGATGGAGGTCTGCGACCGGCTGACCACACTCAGCACACCGGGTCTGGCCGAGGCTGACCGCTGGCGTAAGCGGGTGATAGCTGCCATCTTCAGCTATCGCCGTGAGATGAAGCACGAAGCCACGATGGACGAGGTGAAGGCTATCGCCTGTCGGGCATCCGGCTACAAAACCTTCAACCGTATCCCGGTGGATCGGCTGCGCAGCCTTTACAACGCGTTCAAACAGCGTACAAAAGACCTTCAAACGGTCGACCGCATAACGGTGGACGAGCT